AACGAAATTGAATTAGAGAATGTTTCTAAACTAATCTCAAAACCCCTGAAGGAAAAGCTTAAAGTTGATGCCCAGCGTATGAACTTTATGAAACGAACTTCTCGTGCAAGACTTCCTCTATGAATGGATTTGAAGTTTATAAACTTTATCTCGCAATAAAATTACACTTCACCTCAGATAGTTACAACTATTTTACCTTTAACGGAAAAACAAGAACTACCCTTCAATCTTTTGAAAAACGAAGGGACAAATATTTTTTTAAAAAACTAGGCACGAAATTTAACCAGGAAGAATTGATACAGTATTTTGTATCACATTTTGTGCAGAATGAAGATGCTTGGATTGGAGACATTTACAAATTACAGAATACTTCTGTATATACCGAGTGGTTGAAGAAGATTCAAAGTATGAGTTTTGTATTTACAAATGATGTAGATACCTTACTCAGTGATAACAGCTTTGAAGATATATTTAAAATAACTTCTACTCATCCACCTTTATTGAAGAAGTATTTGTCCAATTCAATATCTTTAGAAACGTTGGTTATCTTTAACCAATTATTAAACTACATCAAAGATTTTGATGCTACCATTGTCGATCCTGTTGTTTGGCCAGGAGTAAAGAAACGGGTGGTGAAATACGAACCATTCCTTTCTATCGACAAACCTAAATATAAGCAGATACTTTTGTCTAAGGTTAACAGCTAATGTCTTTCTTTGAACAAGAATTAATTCGTGATGAAGTAGAAGAGATGTCATCTTTGTATCAAGAAATTGCTACATTGATGTATGGTCCTTATGGAAGATCGGAAGAAAACCGTAAGGAATGTCTAGATAAATTAGAAAGACTGGTTGAACTCCAAGAATTACTTTACTTCAGAGCGAAGTATTCTAGTGACAGAGAAGCCGAAGAGTTCGTAGAAATGATTCGTGCCTCTGCCACATTTCTTGGGATTCCTTCTAATGTCGATGTTTCACAAATCTTTACTCAGATGAAAGAGGACATCGCCACCGCCAAGGAAGGGCTTGACAAATCTATCTGACCCTGCTACCATGGTCTCATGGGTTCGGGTCCACAAGCCAAATCCAAACAATCCAACAAATACGGAGAATCCACATGTCTTTTGCAACACTAAAGCGTAACTCAGGTAATTCCTTTGATAAACTAACCCAAGAAATCGAAAAGATGTCCACCACAGAAGGTGGTGGTGACGATAGGTTCTGGAAGCCTGAGATGGACAAGTCAGGCAATGGTTACGCTGTAATTCGATTCCTCCCCGCACCCGAAGGTGAAGATGTACCTTGGGCAAAGGTATGGAGCCATGCTTTCCAGGGTCCTGGTGGCTGGTACATCGAAAACTCACTAACCACTCTCAACAAGAAAGATCCCGTAGGTGACCTCAACCGTCAGCTTTGGAACAGTGGTAGTGAGAAGGACAAAGAAATTGCTCGCAAGCAAAAACGCAAGCTATCCTACTACACCAACATCTACGTAGTAAAGGATCCTGCCCACCCAGAAAACGAAGGTAAGGTATTCCTCTATAAGTTCGGCAAGAAAATCTTCGACAAGATTACTGAAGCCATGCAACCTGCATTTGCCGACGAGAAGCCAATCAATCCATTTGACTTCTGGACTGGTGCTGATTTCAAACTAAAGATCCGTAAGGTCGATGGTTATTGGAACTACGATAAGTCTGAGTTTTCAGATCCTGGTACACTAGGTAGTTTTGATGACGATCAACTAGAGCAGATCTATTCAAAGACTCATAGCCTAGCTCAATTCTCATCTGAGGAAAATTTCAAGAGCTATGATGAACTCCAGAAGCGTCTGAATGATGTTCTAAATTCTCGTCCAGCTCCACGTATTGACCGTGAGACATATGAAGATGAAGAAGAGACCACAGTAGAATCCTTTGCTTCTAGTGCTGCTCCTTCCTTCTCCTCACGATCAACCAGTAGTGATGACGATGAAGATGATACCCTAAGCTACTTTGCTCGACTAGCTGAGGAAGACTGATAATACTAAGGGGGTTATAGACCCCCATTTTTTATATCTCGGTTTCGGAGAATCTAACTCCAGCAGAATCAATTTTGTAATCAGTCTCGTATGCAAACAGAGAATTGATCTCTTCTTCCATAGTAGTCAAGAATGATGGTCTAATTAAAAATATTTCTTTTTTCTTTTCGTTCTCTCTATATTCAAACTCTCTGTTGGTAACTGGAATCATGACCTGAGCACCAGTCAATAGAATTCCATTTGGTTGACGGAATGAATATGATGGATAATATCCAGCAACTTGTTGAGCTGTTGTATCTTGATTATATTCTATAATTACACCACCCTCTAAAACAATATTATTTCCTTCATAAACTTCTTTGGTTTCCCAGAAACGAATTTTGTCTTGGCTAGTTCCATATTTTTTCTCTATAGCAGAATCTAGCTCATAGTCTGAAATTGGCCAATCATTATTTACGTCAATAATATTGTTCAGTAGTAAAATAGTCCAATACCAATCTGGAGAACCGTATACTCGATTTGAAATTTTCTCTGGAGTTTCTCCTTGCTGAATAGTATATCTTGTAGATGCTACATATAAAGCGTTAAGATTATCTCTAAATCTAACTCGTCGGAATAAATTTTTTGATAACTTTAATCCACCCTTATAAGGATAATAAAAATTTGGTTGTGCGTCAAAAAACATTTTTAGTATCCTCCCTCGGATCCTGGGATAACTTCATGACCAGTGATAATTTCTGTTTCAGCAAATGTTATAGTGATATTATATGCAACTGGGGCTGGACCACTCAATCCAGGTCCATTGGTGGTGATATGAGTAGCCCATACATTATCTGGAGTGTAGTTAACCTGAATATTTTTTAACACACAAGGTTTTATTCTTGGTAAAGATTGTATCTCTAAGCTTTCTGTCCCTGCTTGCTTCCAAGTTAATTTAAAGATATTTGGAACTGTTAACCATCTATCTTTTAAATTAACTGTATCTTCAAATCCTTGGAATGCTGGATCTGAACTCATATCTATGACACCAGCAGTGCTATAGTTTGGCAATGAATAATATCGTAAAGCTTTAATAATGTTATGAATCTTTGATTGCTCATTTGAATTTCTAGGCACAAGTTTCCAAGAGAAATTAAATTCTCTCATTCCAATTCCTTTAAATATTTGCTCAACATATGGGTTTAGTACTTTGCCACCAATACCTTGAGTCAACGTTTCTGCTGATACTTGATACGGACCAGGAAGATTGGATAATGCGTTAAGTAAAAATTCTGGAGTTCCACCCCGAGCTAATTTTCCAATTAATTCACCTATATTTCCTTGTCCAGTTGCAGCAGCTCCAGCCAATGCGGGTAGCATTTTTCCAATAATGTTCACTTGATCAGTTGACCAATTTAATTGATCTGAATAGTTAATATCATTTGGAACTGGTAATAATATTGTATTCAATTTTTTTCTTGGCCTAGGTTTTTTGGCACCATCTACTACATCATATACAGTATTGATACTTTGAATATTAGTCACTGCAGTAAATTCTGTTGCAGCATTATTGGGTACTGATTTTGCTATTGGAAGATACTCCAATATATCCATTTGCAACATATCAAACATATCTTGTTTATCTGGCCAATGCAAATTTTTGCCAAATTGACCCTCTTTATATTCACTACTATAACTTTTACTAGCAGCTCCCATAAATATTTTATGATACGTCTTTTATAATAAGTATTTATGAATACTTTAAAGGGAAAATTTGTTCCCAAAAATATTCACAAATACAAAGGAGATTATAGAAATATAATTTACCGATCTTCATGGGAATTAAAGTTCATGAAGTACTGTGATACAAGACCAAATATATTGGAGTGGGCATCTGAAGAAATTGTCATACCATATAGATCTCCATTAGACAACAGAGTACATAGGTATTTTGTTGATTTCTATGTCAAGATCCAGGAGAGTGACGGTACTATTGTAAAATATTTGATTGAGATCAAACCAAGTAAACAAACAGTTCCTCCCAAAAAACCTAAGCGTCAGACCAAAAGTTATATCTATGAAGTGACTGAATACGTAAAGAATCAAGCAAAGTGGGAGGCTGCCAAACAATTCTGTGAAGATAGAATGTGGAGATTCAAAGTACTCACAGAATCGGAGTTAAAGGTATGAGAAGAGAGGTATCAGCAAGAACTAAAAATACTGAGCAATTAAATATATTTCAACAGGTAGATGAAATTGCCAACAAAAAGAGAAAGGGATTTCATACCCTATCCTATAGTTGGTACAAGGATACAGTTGCTGAAGTTGCACGAAAGAATGATATATACAAGACACTAGTAACTCTAGATGAGACTTTAGCTCCTGCTGGGGGAAATCTATACTTGTTTGAATACAATGCAACATGGGCAAAAAAGCTCCCATACTATGATGAATTTCCATTAGTGTATATGCTTCAGGGGGGTAGAAAATTCTTTGGTGCAAATTTGCATTATCTAAATCTTCCAACTAGATATAAAGTATTAAAAAGTATTCAAGATGGTAGACCAACAATTCCAAAACAGTGCTTTCATAATTATGTTTATGAAGGTCTTGAGACACCGCTTTTTAAAATAAATAGTGACGACTGGATTAAATCTATTTTCTTGCCACTTGAAAGTTTTGTGAGTAGGCAGAGAGGATCGTATAAACAAGTTAGTAAGTCCTTTGTTTGGGGAGATAGCAGTAGATGAGTATTAATACTACTCCTAAGAATTTTACAGAGTTTAGAGGATATGTCCAGAGGTATGGATTTTCTCTAAGTAATTTTTATGATATTCAATTTTTACTGAGTAATCAGTCCAATAAAGATAATAACTTTATTAGAAATCTCCTTACACTAGGAATGACTGGAGATAAGAATATTAATGATCAGTCATTCATGGAAGGACTTTTTAGAGTATATGCTGATGAGTGTTCTATCCCTGGATACTCTATTTCCACTGGAGATTATAGGATTACAAACACTCCTACAATGAAATATGCATATGGAATTGTCAATAATGAAATCACAATCTCATTCATCCTAGATGCCGATTCTCATATCAGAAGATTCTTTGATGCATGGGGAAATTACATTTATACTAGTGTGTCATTGGCTGGAGCAAATGTTGCTAACACTAATATTAATATGAACTCTAGAGGAAATTTAGGAAGAACTAGATATAGAGATGAATATTGCTGTGATATAATTGTAATTAAATTAGAACGTGATAAAAGTAGCAGGAAAAATACTAGATTGAGAAATGCTACAGTGGATGATGGAAGTAATTTTTATCGCAACAATGAAATTATTCCAGATTATAAAGGTGATCTTCTTCCAGGATTTGGCAAACCATTTGCAACATATTCGGTTAGACTGAGGAATGCATTCCCCACAACAATATCTGCCATTCCATTGTCTAGTGGTTCATCTCAATTAGTGAAAGTACAAGCAACATTTGAATACGATCTTGCAGTACCATCCTCTCAGACTGGTGAAGGTTCAACTCGTGTCACGACAAGTTGGAATGACCTCACCTAAATAATTTGAGATTATGTTATAGTATTCACTATGCCTTTACCAAAAATTGTAACCCCGACGTATGAATTGCGTTTACCATCAACCGATCAGTTAATTAAATATAGACCATTCCTAGTAAAAGAAGAAAAAGTTCTTCTGATGGCTATGGAATCTGAAGATGAAAACCAAATGATCAATGCAGTCAAAACTATTTTGAAGAACTGTATTGTTTCAAAAATCAAAGTTGATGATCTTGCTGTATTTGATATTGAGTATTTGTTCCTCAATATTCGTGCAAAATCTGTCGGAGAGCAGATTGATTTAAATATTACATGTCCAGATGATGGAGAAACTGTAGTTCCTCTTGAAATCAATGTTGAAGATATTCAAGTTCAAAAATCCGAAGATCATTCTAGAATTATTCCACTAACTGATACAATTTCCGTCGTGATGAAATATCCTAGCATGGAAATGTTTGTTAAAACAAACTTCACTGCTAATGCAAAAACTGAAGATGTATTTGAAATTGCTGCTTCATGTATTGAACAGGTTGTGGAAGGTGAAGACGTATACGAGACTAAGAGTTTTACTAAAAAAGAAATTAATGAATTCTTAGATAGTTTAGACACTGCTCAATTCTTACTCATTCAAAAATTCTTTGAGAGTATGCCAAAGCTATCTCATACAGTTAAAGTTACCAATCCAGTAACTAATGTTGAGAGTGATGTTGTATTGGAGGGTCTTGCGTCTTTTTTCGCATAGCCCTAGCACATGAGTCGCTAGAAAATTTCTTTAGAGTTAACTTTATATTATTACAACATCATAAGTGGTCTCTCACAGAAATTGAATATATGCTTCCATGGGAAAGAGAGATTTATGTGCAGATGTTGATTGATTATATCGAAGAAGAAAATAACAAAAATAAAACAACAACATCGTTGTAATTAAATGGCAGAAAGACAAGCTCAGACAACAATAAAAAACTTTACTGAGTCACTCAAATCTAAAAAACTTTCCCCAGTAAATCCTTCTGCTATTACTGGGGGAAGACCTATTAGATTGTCTGGAAATATTTCTGCGAAAAAAGAAGTCGAAGAGCTTGGGCAGATCAGAAAGACTTTAGGGTCTTTACTTGCAATTGAAAAAAGATACTATAAGTTTCTTGGGGATAGAATCTTAAATTTCGCAAAAGAAGAAGAGAGGAAGAAATTTAGGGAAAAAGAAAGATTACAAGAAGAGAATAAAAAGAAAAGGGGTAAGGATAAAGTTTCAAATCCTATAGTAGAAAAGGCAAAATCTGATTTGTCTATGATTGGAGGATTCTTCCAGAATCTTCTGAGGTTCTTTGTTGGATATAAAGTTTTACAGTGGGCATCAAATCCTGCAAACACAAGAAAGATCCAAGACTTTGCCAATCTATTCATAAAGTTATTTAAATTTATTAGTGCAGTCACTGAATTTGGTGTGGATGCATTGATGAAAACCATTACGGTTACTTCTAAAGTAATCAATGGAGTATTTGATTTTATTGGAAAAGTTGCAGAGTTCTTTAGCTTCAGTTGGTTGGGGGGTGGAGTTGAATGGCTACTCAAAACTATAGAGGATGTAACCTCAGTATTTGCTAGCATTCCAAATGCCATAACACTGACTATAAAATTTTTAACCAATCTACTACCGAACTTTTTAGAATCAGTTTTAACGAATGGATTATTTGGAGGACAAAAAGAACTTCAAGGACAAGCTGATCAAGCAATAGAAGCCAAGAAACCAGCAGAGTCTCCTACTGAAGTTACTGGAGATGCTGATAAAACTGGTCAGAGTGATCTTGGAGAGAAAGCAAAGGAATCTCTTTCCAACATTGGTAAGAATATTTTAAAGACTCTATTCCCTGGAATAGATATTGCTACTGACATTGGAGCCAAGATTGGTGGTTCTATAAAATCATTCTTTACTGGAGGCAAGTCTCAGGAAGAACTTCCAAAATTAGCAAAGGGTGGAATTGTAACTAGACCAACTGAAGCGATTGTTGGTGAGGCAGGACCAGAAGCAATTCTTCCTCTCGATAAGTTGGGTTCATTTGGTATTGATGGATTTAAGGCAGCTACCAATAAGGTAATTCCTAAATTCATGACCTTATTGACATTACCTTTCAAGATTATTGGAGCTGGAATATTAGCATTGATTTCAG